CAATCTGTCGCTTAACATCTTGTCGATTGCTTCAACCATAACTGTTTTGTCATGATTGTATTTTTGTGCAAATTCTTCACGAAGTTCTGCGGTGACTTGGTCGCGATTCTCTTGAATTTTCTCAGCAAAGGCAGACTCAATAACAGACTTTACGTCTTCTGTCATCACTCCTGACTCTACTAATTGTTTGAATGCGTCCAACATTTTTTTCTCCTCGGGCTTATTTTAGACCTTTAATAATTTGAAGGAGTGATTCCCTCAAATACTTCTGGGCCTTTGGATCTTCTTTTACTTCTCTAGCAACATTAAAGGCACGGTTTCCACCTCTGGTGTTCATGAGATGCTCATAAACAGGAGTAGGATATGCACCAGGTGCGCTAGGTTGTGCAACTACATCAACTGTGATAATCTCAAAATCGGATACTTTGCCAGACATTTCATCAACGTTACCGCTGCCTCTACTACTGACACCTAGTTTCACTCCGCTTTCAAGCATAGTACGAATTAAGTTGCCCATTGGTGTTGGCAAAATTTTCATCTTGCCATAACCATTAGGACCTTCCATCCACATTTGTGTTATCATGTGGCTTACTCGGTCCAAATTCACTTTTAGGTCATCTGGATGATCTACTTCACCTAATACAGAATAACCACTTTGTAATTGATCGTTAAGTGTTTTCACAGCACGTTCAATTTCATCTACGGGATAGACTCGTTGATTAGCATTGCGAATACCACCTTGGATAGCAATACCTTTTAAGTAAAGGCTTTTGCCATCCTTGTCATCCGACTCCATTACGATGCCGGATTGATCAAAACTTAGGTGTTCTCTTAGATAAGTTACTTTCATCTAGGTTCTCTATTATGCGTTACGGTTAGGTGCGCCGTTAATTGGGCTCTTTGCCTGACCAACACTTGTTTGACCAGCTTTGTCACCTGTACCAGAACCTACTGGACCTGGAGTCTTGTTGTTACCAGGATATCCAGCACCTTGTTTGCTTAGTGTCTTAACGCCGGACTTAACGCCATCAACGTTGTGGATACCGCTAGCAAACTTCTCACCCTTTTCAGGAGTGATACCTTTATTAACTTTGTTTGGGCTTGTTCCTGTATTAGAACCACCTTCGTTACCGCCGCCACCGCCTAAAATGTTTTTAGCAGTTGCACCAGTTGTAGGCTTACCTTTACCAGAACTTACTGGACTTTTTCCTTCTTGTGGGCTACCATCTTTGTCACCAGAACCAGAACCTACGTACTGACCTTGTGTCTTTTGGCTATTTTTATCCCAATCGTTACCAACTTTCTCAACGTATTCACGTGTTAGGCGACGACCTTCATGCATACCCATCATCATGCCTTCATCTTCGTCATCCATCTTTGGCTCTTCATCACTGCCGAATCCCATGTCAGACTTTTCACCACCCTGGGCTTGCTCTAGTTCAGCAAAGGCTGCTTCTAGTTCTTGAATAGCAGTTTTGATATCCATGATTGCGTGATCTTCGTCAGCTTCGTGTTCTTCTTCACCACCCATTTCATCGCCACCGATTTCACTACCAAATTCATCAGTAGCATCACCGGATCCGCTCATTGGATCGTGTTCGTCGCCAGCTTCCATGCTATAAGAATCTTCTAGATCCATGGACTCGTCCATTTCTTCTTCATCTTCTTCAGCACCTTCTTCAACTGACTCGTCTTCTTCTTCAGCTGACTCGTCCATTTCTTCGTCATCAGCGGACTCGTCCATTTCTTCTTCTTCCGCTTCTTCAGCGATTAAATTTTCATAAATTTCTCTAGACTTCTCAACAACGATAGCGTGGAAAAGTTCTTGAGCTTTTTCACTTTCTTCGTTAACGATAAGATCTAATAGTTGTTCAAACTTTGTAGACATTGCGTGTATTCTCCTTAATTAGATTGCGCGGCAAGGCTGTATTGTGTGTATATTTAAATCATTTGTAATAAAGGCACACGAAACAGGCCTAAAACGAGTCATTATTGATCGTTTGAGGCAATTTTTTGACAGAAATCATTAGATTTTAGAAAATTATGCAGCAGGTGCTGCCTCGGGAGGAGGTGCTGCGTACATCTTTCTAACCAAACCTAACTCATCTTTTTTCTCTTGTTCTCTTGCATCTCCAGCTTTACGTAGATCATTTAACATACGTAAAGTTAGTCTAGTTTTGCGAAGATCTTTTGACTTTAATACGCTAGTATCGTTGTCAGAATTATATCTTAGATCATCAACTTGACCTGCTTGCTGACCATCAAAATATATAAATTCATTTAGTAACATAACAATATTTATGCCGCAGGTGGCGCTGCTGGAGCTGGAGGAGCAGCACCTGCCTCTTCTGCACCAGGTGCGGCTGGAGGAGGTTCTGTAGCAGAATTTAATCCAGATATATCTGCACCAATACCATTTGCAGTAATACCTACACTTCTAAGTTCTGCACTAGCTGGTAATGTTGCATCTTCGTCGATATTTTCTTCGCGCCATAATGTTTCGTTTTCTGCAACTTCTTCTGCGCTTAATCCTAAGAAACGTTTTAATGCAAAACGCTTACTGATCTGCGGAATAGCAATCATAGTGTTAAATGTATTAACACGGGCTGTATCCATTTCTGCTTGACGATAACTGGCAAAATTCTGTGGAGGATTAAATTTAACTTCAAAAATATTGCTATCTACATTGATACCTTTGCTGTGTAGATACAGTTTAAATTCTGTATCAAACTGCTCATTCATTAAGGATTGGAGTCTTTCGCAGTATTTGTTGAATCGGAGTTCTTGTATATAGGCTGTCCCGACTCGTCCGTCATTGAAGCTGCTTCCGCCATCATCTGCCCCAGTAGGTAGATAACTGCTAGGGATCCGAAGAGCTCTAAAAAGTTTATTAGTAAAGTACCTAAGGTCATCAATTTCTCCTAAGTTAGTGCCGCCTGGCAATACTTCAACTTTACTACCTCTACCCTCTGCTGTTTGTGGGAAAAAGTAATCTTCGTTGATACTGAGTGGATTGTATCCAGCATCTACAACGCTTTGCCCGCCACCTGTAGCACTAGGAATACGGCGTTGATTTACTTCATTTTTAACACGCTCAACAAATCCCATGGCCAAGTGACTAGGCATATTTCCTACATCAATATAAAATACACGACGTTCTGGAGCACGTTGAATACGATAGATTAGAATAGCATCTTCTAATAATTCTTTTTGTTTATATACTTTAAACACACTTTCTAACAAACTTGTTCCAAATGGAAAGTTGTTATCAAGACCTTCACTCATGCTAATATGTATAACATGACGTGCATCTATTGCGTATTGATTTTCAGTTCTTGTAAATCTGCTACCAGAAACATTACTAGGAAATGCGCCAGTCATTCCCCTGCTTCCGCCAGCACCACCTTGCCCTGTACTATAGCCTCCACCAGCATATTGACTGCCGCCACCGGTAATATTACTTGGGTTAATAGCAGTAGTTGCCAGTGTTTCTAAGTTAGGATTGAAGTCACGAATCATGTATTGTTCAGGCTTCTTGCCTTCTGATTCATTGACAATAATACGATCTACTTTGTTAGGATCAATGTACATCCATGCTTGTGTTTCTGGATCTCTAACAAAGAAGGTATCACCGTATTTGAAACTGTTACGAACAATCTTAAAGATTCTAGTTTGAAATTTGTTTAGTTTAGTCCATTGCTGCATGTACTTTTTAATGATTTTAATCTCAGTACTAGTAGCTTGTTCTTTGAAAAATACTTGAAATGGAGTTCCGTTTTCTTCGTTTGTTTGACTACAAAATTCAGCCAAAATATCTAATGCAGCATTAATTTCACTGTCACTATCCATGGTATCATATTGACCATAGCGTTCTAAACGATTTGGATGACCAGAATATACATCGGGAAGATAACTAGAATAATTACGGTGGGTAGGATTAGCACGGTCTCCCCCTGTATTACCGCTGATAGGGCTTAACGTCCCTGAAGCGTTAACCGGAGTAAAATACTTTTTCCATGCCATTATATATTTCCTTAAAAATTAAACAAGTTTCCACTTAAAGATTTAGTAGCACTTACCGTATTTCTTGTATGCTCTGCGGTTTCTTTAATGTATCTCAATGCTTCTACTGTGTTCTTATTTAACGTTTCTAGTTCGGTCTTTAAATTTTCAAAGTGTTTTAATGGTATAATACCTTCAGGTCCTGCTTCTCCGGCAATGACATTAGTTGCTTTGGTTAAAATTCCACCCTCGGCCATTTTCTTTGGTGGACCACCCATTACGGATTCTCCTAACCCTTTACCCAAACTGCCGCCGCCCCATGCACCTATTGCGCCGCCAATTAATCCACCTATTGCAGTGCCCAAAATAGGAACCACACTACCCAAAGCTGCTCCGGCAGCAGCACCGGCTAAACCACCTGCAAGTCCGCCGCCGGCTTCTCCAACTGCACCGCCGCGCTCTTTACTTGCTTCTTCTTTAGATATAGATCCTGCTTTTTCTTTTTCACTAATGTCA